TGACTATGCTGACATATGAAATCGAAGCTAAAAACATCCCGCATTCATCAGGAAACTTAGTCCTGTACACGGTTGTCACGATAAATCCGGGTGGGCTCCGGCATATTTCATCCGTTGGGCGAAACATGTTTGAAACATTTGCTTTGGCTCAAGCAGAAGTGGATCGCCGTATATCTAAAGAAGTCGACGGCGCGTGAATCCATTTAGAGTCAAACAGATATGCAGCTATGGCCCTACAAATGGAGGGAGTGTTGAGGGTGCCGGTATCTGGGGCCCTATCTATTGTAAGGTGTTTCCATCCTTATTTTTGTATTTTTTTCCGCCGGAGGCCGCGCTTGAATTTCCCGCCCCTCAGGCACGGATTCTCCCCTCCCGAGGCACCCAGCAACACCCTTATTCTTCCATCTGTAGGGCCATAGCCTTCTAACCCGTTGAGAACNAAAAAAAAGACGCGCCGTCGAGAATGGTCCTCAAACGGCGCGTTTTGGGTGGTGAAGGTGGTTACTTGGCTTCGGTGATTTTGATGCTGTGAAGGCCGATCTTGTGGGCCGCATCCATCATTGCAGCTTCCAGTTCGTCGCGCTTTGATGCCGGGACGAGAAAGCTATCATGCACCGGAAGCGTCACGATACCCTTGTGCAAGATCAGGTCTTGCATCACGGCTTCGGCTAGATCGGAGTCGATGCGCATGAGCCGTGCGCCTGCATCGCTGTGGAAGGCATCCGCAATTGGGCCATGAGCGCGCTTGATTGCATCGATCAGCGCGGAGGCATAGCCGATCGCCTCTTGGGTTCCAGGCACAGCACGTTGGGCCATGCGGTCACTGTTTGCGATAGACAAACGCGCGGCTTGAACCGTCCGGGCATTGATGAGGGTCAGCATTGCCACTTTCACCAAGTCGCGGGGCCATCCCTCGATCGCGTAGCAGTCGTGCGGCATAGGTGTCCCTGCTTCTGCATAGAGGATCGCCGGATGCAGTGTTTTAAAGTCCAGTTCAACGACAGGTTCGCCGTTGATGGTTAAAGATTTACGTGCTTGGGATTTGATGTTCTGCCAGCTAGTACCCATTGGGTAGAACCTTCCTCCACGGTTAAAGTCTCGGTTATGAATCCGTGCCATCGGACAGGCCAAGTTCACACCCTCAAGCGAAATGATTTCGGCCGATCCAATTGCTTCGTTGAAACCATCGGTCTTCTTGTCGCGTCGGTCAATTTCGCGGGTCTGGTTGTAGTCGATTGGCTTGCCATCCACATCACGCAAGATCGTGAGTTGATGTAACCGTTGCAGTTTCAAACGGGGCTTGCTCTCAAGAATTGCTGTAACTGTGGTCACCAGTTCGGGCGTTGCCTCAAATGCGCTTTGCCACCCACGGCAGCCTGAAGCCTGCTTATAGTGGGCGATCATCCCATCTGCATCTAGCTGGTCCACAGCGGCGATGACACGGCGATAGGTCAACAGCGTATGGCGGAAACGCTCGGCATCATAGAAAGGCTTGGAACGGCTGTAGGAGACCGCTTTGCCGAACCTGTGAGCTTCAACGGCTGCGACGATCAGAGCCGCGCCGGTTGCGCCCACCCTGAAGGTTTCTTTGAGGTAATTCCACAGCTGCTTGTCGTCGTATTTGACGCCCAAGGGGATCTGGGGTTCGTCTCCCGGTTGGTAGTATTGCCAATCCCTATCGCTCAAGTTCCACGTCCCTGTGAAAGCCTAGCGCGGTAATCACCTCTTGCCGAGGGGCCTTGTTTGCCCTAATCTCGACCCTAGTCATAGAAGTGCCCCGCAAAGGCAATTTCGATTTAGAAGCCCGTTCCTGTTTGCCGCAGGTGCGGGCTTCGCTCTTTTTATTCTTACGTCTAATTGACCATGCTATCGCCATATTTGGCATGCAGCAAGATGACGTGCGCAAGATGTTCTGCCGTGCACATTTCACTGCCCTCCAAATAGCCGCGACCAAAAACCACTTTTGCGGCCATGGTTGTCAGGTTTGATGAGTAGCTTTGTCATGTCATCCAGAATGCGCTTTCGTTCTTCAGCCATGGCTTGCGCAGTTGCCAGTTCACGTTCTGCCTCGGCTTTACTAGTCCGCAGGGCGTCCAGTTCAGCCCGTACCGCCTGCAACTCGCTTTGCAACCCTATGACAACTTCACCCGTCAAAGAGCCATTATCATTTAATTTTTCCATGTAAGAAGGCTGTCCGATTTCCAGTTCTTCGCTGGAAATATTGACAGCGATAGGCTTGCGAAGTTTGTAGAGTCGCGCCAGTTCGGCAGTGTCGATCTGCCAAGTTTCCATGCCGNTTTTTTCAGATTTTTTCCCAGTAATACGGCCTTCTTTGAGCGCCTTTGCAAGCGTTGGCCTGGAAACATTGAACGTTTTTGCAGCACTGGAAATACTTAGCAGGGACATATCAAACTATCTCTGCCAAGACGTTGTTCGTCATATGGAAAAGTTGCTTGTAGGGGTGCCAAGTCATTTTTCGCCTTCCAAAGCTGCCAACCGCGCTTCGATTTGTGCTAAGCGGTCGGATATATTAGGCTTGTTTGCGCTTCTGTCATACTCGTCCAAGAAGGCTTCGAGCGTTGCCAAAAAGTCCGCGTTATCCCTCAATAGCCCACCGAGGCGTTGCAAAGTCTTGCGTGCGTCCTCAGGCGCGCGGACGTTGATTTGCGGGGTNGGGGTTTTGGCGTCAGTCATTGATCCGCACGCCATCGTTGGTAACCGTCACACCGCGCGCTTCTAGTGCCGCCTGTAGCGCCGATAGGGTGCGCTTGTACGGTCGCCGGTTTCCAGTTTCAAAGTTGGTAATCGTTGCCTTGGCAACCTCTGCCGCTTCGGCCAGATCCTGTTGAGACATGTCCGCCAACGCCCTAGCCGCTTTGCATTGTTCCGGGGTCATTCGGTATAACCTTGCANTTTTAGGCGTGCCTTGATCTGTGCTGTTGGTATAACCTTATACCAAGGCCAATGATCGACGCAACAGGCAACATTGGATAACCGAAAGAACGCAATTTCCGCGATCAACGAAGCCGCAAGCCACTTTCTCAGCTTGATGATGAAAGGTTAGCTTATTTCGATCAGAACTGGATCTATGTATTGGTAAAGCGGTGTTAGCCATCTTTAATCGCTTGGTACCCCATGCCGTCTATGAGCACGCAGTAAATTCTGGCGCATTTGCCTTGAGGCTAACCAACTAAAACGACAGCAGTAACCCAGAGAGGAAAGCCAATGTCAGATAATCTTCGTAGTTCATCATCAGATGCAATAATTGATGCAGCAACGCTGACGGATGAAACCTTGATCAGTTACCACTTGATGATGGGCGAGATCGTCTTGGTCAAAAACTTTTCTTCCTTGGCTGTAGCAGTGTGGTCGGACGTGCTGCGCGAATTAGATAAGCGCGGAAAGATACGCCTTATCAGCGGCAATTATAGTGATCCTTGCGACGCACTTTTAACCCTTAGTTCCAATTAGAAGGCTTCAGCATTTTATCCCAGATGCTTGCCCCATTGCGTCCTGCGAACTATTTGCAGCCCCGTTTATGCTGATTTTTTGCCATATTCCAATTATGCCAAGTACATTGGAAAGCACTATCAACAGAATATTCGCGAAGGAACATACCTCTGCATCGTGGGCGTACTGGAAAAGCGCCCATGTCCTGATAACGGGTGTTATGTGACGGGGTTTGAACCCCCTCAGACTCACGCGCGCGAGGCTGCAACAGGGGTGGAAAATGTTGGAAAGCCACACTGGCCAGAATACAGAAGCTAATCGCCTCCACTTAGATCCGGAAGCTGTAATATATGGTAGTATTGTTAATCATGTGCCGCATTCTAGGAGATCACAATGCAGTCCCCGGTAACTTTTGATGAGCGTGATTGGCGACAACTAACCGCAAACGATAAGAGAGTTCTTCCCCTACTGGATCGTGCTGGATTCAGTGAAATATCCTGCGAAATTTTAGCAAGGGCGGTGGGTGTAGGTCAGAAAAGCATGGATTCCTTGATAGATAAGGGTCTTGCTGTAGAATGCAAAGAAGAAGTGCCCGGAGAATTTCTGGATGGAAAATATTTTAAATTAACNAAAAAAGGTATTTTAGCTTATTGCTGGGTCAAGGGCAGTCAAATTCGGACTTATCCTGAATAAAACTAAATATAACCGTTACCTAATTTNAAAATAACGCTTCCAACCCTAATAAGGAGTGGGTATTGTTATATATTTTAGACGTATGAAATTGTACGGCTATCAATAAGCAGGGGGCGTTATGTTTGAAGTTGGGAAAAAATACGAATTTACCTTCATTCGTGAGGAAATGCATGGGCTAAGCAGGCATGAAGAATGTTGGTCTGTGCAAAAAATTGACGGGAATTTGCTGCACCTGAACATGCCTGCCAGATCTGCGCGTGCACTGAATGATGATGATTTCTTGCTATTGGAAGGTGAAGATCAACCTGNAAAAAATATGATCTTGAATACGGGATCAGTCNTTTTTGATAGTGCTAGGCCAAGTGAGTAATGAGAGAGGCCGGACCAGCGGTTTGCATGGCCCGGCCTCAATCTGCGCCACGCGGTCAGGAGGTACCGCTGCGAAGTGACGGGGTTTGGCCTCCCAAGGCCGGTACTCGCCGTCTAAACCAATGCGTTCGGCGCGACTGAAAATCTGCCAAGGTGCATCAAACCCTGTCTCGTCAATCAGCCCAATCTATGAATTGCAGGGCGTCCTTTAGGGTTGCGTCCGAGATGCCCGCTTCGTTTGCTTGCGCCAAAGCCGATATCATCGTCGAGAGTGCCCGAGCTTTTGAATTTGCATCGAAAGCCTGCGCCGGTCGCACCACGTCTATCTTGACCTTGCCCCCCAGCTTTTCCGTGCATTCCTCGGCCATGAGATTGGCAATAGGTTGCAGCACAAACTGCGCTAAAAACCGCTCTGCCTCTCTCACTAGGGGACCAGTTGTCGATCGGTTGAGCATTCCCGGCAGGACGCCGAACGTGCTGTAAATCGCGTCCTTGGCGTCGGTCAGCAGCTTGTCGGCCAGCGTCTTGTCGAGTTCCGGAGATAGCTGGTCAGGTGCTTTCCCAATGTTCGGGTTCATTCCTGCCGCCGTAGCTTGCGCCACGCCCTCGATGACCAGGGATGCACCACGTCTACCGCGAAAGCCCGACCGCAGCGCGTCCATGTCATCCGCTGAACCCTCAGGTACGGGAATTATCAAGGAACCTAGGGCCGCGTCTCTGAACACGTCTCTCAACGCGGTTTCGATCTCTTGCAGGAGCTGCGCGGAAAGAGGGGCCCGCCGCAACGGGCCGGTGCCTGTCCAAGGGGTCGCGGTATCGCAGCCAATCCGGAAATGCAGCACTTCCTTTGCCAGCACCGTTTCCGACCGTCCGCCACCTGCTTCGGGGATGGTCAGACGGTAAGCCCGAGGGATGCCGTCACGGGTGGAGATATCCCAATCGATGGCCGGCACAAGCCTGTCCCGGATCAGGAACACAGCCTCACCACGCAGCGCCAGAGCGCGCCCTGCAAGGGCCATATTCCGGCGGGACAGCATGTCAGTACCGATCACATCCGCGAGGCTTAGACAGCCCTCCCAGAGGCCCACAGATGTTTGCACGGCAGAGGTCAGTTCCCCCATGCCAGACGCGCCAGTAAGCCAGCTTTCCCGCGCGACCATAAGCGCCGCCGTATAGCCTGGGGATACAGCACGGGTTTCCTGTTTCTCAGGTCGCCGCAGAAATTGCATCAATCCCATGTCATGCCCTCCAACGGTTGAGCGGGTAAACAGCGCCGCGATAGGGCTGCCGATCCTTATGGTTTTCCCATGCTCGCGCCTCGATCTGCGCTTGCGGATAGGCTGGCCGGGTCACTGCGCTAATCTCGAACAGATCCGCCTTGGTGATCGTCCGCAGCATGTCAGCGCCGCGCCGCTCGATCCGCTCACCGCCGCCCGCAACGCGAAAGCCGGGGGATAGGCCCCGGATCAGGCCAGCGGTGTGTGCCGCCAGAAAATCCCGTGACCAGCTAGTTACCCCATCCAGCGTGGCGCGGATTTCCAACGCCTCGTCCTGGTCGATCAGATCAAGAGTACCCGCCGACCGTGAGGCCAGCGGATGGTTGTAATCATGGCCCGCCAGCAGGTGAATTTCCCCACCTGCCGCGATCCGTTCGGCAAAGGCCCGAGGGGCGATAACCTCACGCCGCCCCGGTGCCAGTTCTGTTTCCGCACCATAGGGGAACCGCGCAACAAGACGGGTTGAACCGCCCTCTGCCCGGACTTCCAGCGTGCCTGTGTTACCGCCCCAGAGCATCTTAGGCCCCAATGTCGGTCAGGATTCTAACCTGACTGCCGCGCGCTACGGTCACATCGGCAGTCAGCAAGCCAGTAAGACGCAGGCCACCCGATTGAGCGTCAGAAAAAGAATCCCGGATCAAATCCACGCCGCCCCAGATTCCAAGGAAGGCCGGTGCAATGCCGCCTGCCGAGGTTGTCAGGATTGCCGTGCCGCTTGCCAACTGGTTTGCCAAGGCAATGTTTCCAGCCGGAACATGCTTGGTCAGGCGGTCCCATTCGGAAACAGCCGTTCCTGCGATCAGGGTTTCGTCCAGTTCGGCCCAGGTTGCAGGATCAAAGGCCATGCTCACATCGCTTGCGCCGGTGATCGCATTGGCCTGCATGAATGCCACCACCTCGGCACGGAACGCAGCCCAGCTTGCAGCCGCCCCAACAGCGGTTGAGGCAATGCCATAGGTCGCAGCGCCAGGGATGATGCCCAGAGGTTGCCCGTCAGCGCCGGTGCCCATTAGCACAGCGCGGTCCAGCTCAGCACCGATAGCCGCCGACATATCGCGCCGGATAGCTTGTTCCAGCCCTTCACCTGCCTGCTTCAAGGCCTTGCGGGTAATCCGCATGTGAGCGCCCAGAGTATTGTCAGGCGACAGCATACGCTCGGCGGTCTGGAAAGGATTGGGACCAGGGACGTTGCCGCCTTCGGTCGGTGCCCATCCAGCAACAGCGCCAGCCGTGGCAACCGGCCATTCCACGCTGCCTTGCGTGATATTGATGGTCTGGACGCCGAGACGCGATGCCACCGAGGCCGGAAACAGGCGATCGATGATCGGGCGTGTTTGCACGGGGTTCGGCACATCAGCCGCTACCGTGTTGCGTTGTTCCAGAGCAGCCAGAGGAACCGGGATGCCGCGATAGCCGCCAGCATTCCGCATTTCCTGCACAACCTCGGCAGTCTTGCCCGACAGTGCGCGGCCTTCATCCAAGGCCAGAACGATCTGGCGCATTTCAAAACCTGCGACCAGATCCGCGAATTGACGGTCGGAACGGGTTTCCATCTCGGCCCCGGCTTCCCGGCGTTCGCTATCCTCGGCAGTCAGAGCCGCACGAAAGCGGGTTTCGTTAGTGCGATATTCCGCATCCAGCGATTCCATGCTGCGCGCCTCGTCAGCGGTCGGGTTTTCCTTGCCAACAAGTTCGGCCAGCGATTGGCGGATCTCGGATTGGCGACGTTGGATCTTAATGGAGTCCAGCATATGAATTATCCTTTTGCCGGTTGGGTGTTCGTCGCCAGATCGGCAACAGCTTGCGCCCAAGCATCACGCTCAGGCGTTTGGATCGGGGACGGATGACCGCACTCAATCCGGGTCTTTCGGGTATGACAGGGGCTGCACCGCGTAGCGCAATTTGCAGGGTCAAAGGCCAGATCGGGGCGGTTCCGCACGGGCTGTATATGGTCGATTTCCAACCTGCCGCGTGTCTGCCCGCAATCCACGCAGGCCCATCCGTCACGTTCCAGGATCAGGTGCCGCAGCACTTGCCAGCGCTTGGTCGCGGTTACGCGTTTGCTGTGGCGATGATGTTCGCGGTTCATAGCCATGCCGCCCTCGCCTTGCGCTTGGGAGCCGCCTTCATCCGCTGACCGTGTGCCACTGCTAGAATAGACGCCGATATTGCATCGATCCGGCCAAGCGAGCGCGCCTTGGTCAGCTTGGAGTTCATGGCATCATCGACCACGACAAGCGCGTCAGCAGCCGCCGAGCGCATGAGTAGCGACGGGACTGTGCGTACCTCGCCGTCAAAGACAGCCTTGCGGAACCCTTCCACGTCCTGCCCGCCATCCCGAAAGCCTGCGCCCCGAAAGACAACGGGTGTGCGAATGCCTGCTGCCGTCAGAGCGTCCAGCAGTTCGGCTTGCCGGTATCGATCGCAAGCAATCACTTTCACGTCCGCGTCCTGGACCAGATCAGCCCAGACCTGCCGCAACCACGGGCCAGCCTGCACAGTGCTCTCGCCCGTCACGATCAATTCGCCACGGTCATGCATCCGCACATAGCGGTCCTTCACGCCGTCAGCCTCGCCACGGTCAGCAAGTCCGGGCTTGTGAGGAAATGCCCCCTGAACCTCTAAGCGCCCCGTCAGCGGCCAATACAAAGCGACCGCCGACATGGAACGCGACAGGCCAAGGTCCAGCCCGACGATGCAATCCCCCTCACGCGGCGGCAATTCATCGTCGCCAACCTCACACGCCTGCCATTCATCAGGGGTCAGCAGTTGCGCCTTGCCCACGTCTGAAATTCGTTGATTGAGGCTGTAGAGCCTGAATCCCGTCAGCGCCTGCCCGCCCCGCTGGATGGCAACGCGGGCTTGTTCCTGAAGCCATTGCAGCGACGGGCCAATGCCATACTCCGAACCGGGGTTTGCCGCCTTGATGCCGTCCAGATCGTCCGCAGGCATCCCCAGAGGGGCACGGCATTCGATGATGAAACTGTGCNGGGGCGGGGAATCCATTAGCTGCGACAGAGGATGGCTGTCATCACTGGCGCTTGTGCTAATAATGATGGTCTTAGCTTGCCGCTTGCCTGCCGAGGTTTCCAAGGCTGCATGCAGTTGCATCCCCTTTTCAGGGTGCCAGTGACCAAATTCATCCTCGCAGATTAGCGTAGGGGAAAGCCCCAACAGGTTCTTTGCATCCGCCGCCACAGCGCGGATCATGCCGCCGCCGTTGCCCTCATAGCTGATTTCCAACCGAGGGGCCTGCCGGAATGTGAACAACGCCTGTTCTTCCTCGGGCAATAGCTGCACGATTGCCTGGACGTACTCCCATGCGATGCGCGCCTGTTCCTTCACCCGCGCCGCGATAATCACCTGCCGACGCGGCTGGGGGTCACTCACGCCCATCAGATGCGCTAGTGAGATGGCCGCCGAGAGCATCGACTTACCTTGACCACGCCCGACCGAAAGCATGGCCGTCATCGTGTCGGAATCGAGAAGCCCCCGAATGAATTGCTCCTGAAACGGGGCCAGTTGGAATTGCTGGCCGTGCATCGGCCCTTCGGGGATACGCAGCGACCGGATAAAATTCAGGGTGTTTTCGGTCAGATCCTCAGAACGCGCGCAAGCAACAGTCCCTCCCCGATCCCCTGTTTGCATAGAAACGGCGGCATTGGGACCATTCAGCGCCTCAGCGGCCCATACAGCGGCATTGCGTTGGTTTGGGCGTTGCCCCTTAGCCCGTTGCTTGTCGGCCTGTAGCGCCGCATGAGAGCCGCTAGGCAACCCGTCCTTGCGTGGCCGTCCGCGTGGCTTGCCTGTTGCGACAGTCATACGCGTACCCGCCGGTGCTGGGCCACAATGCGAGCTGCTGCCAGGGACAGGCCCTGCGGTTGCTCGATCATTCCCCGAGAGTCGTAGAGCATCGCAGCGTGATCGGTGACAGCGTACCGCAGATCCAGCGGGATATCGTATGGGCTTTCCCCATAGCCTGCTGGGTAGCGAACGCGGATAGCTGCGCCCTCACCGCCCTCACCTGCTTCGGATAGATGCAACACCGGGTGCCGTCCGCCCTCGATCCAGAACTGTGCCGGATGCGGGGTCATATTCCCTGCCTCGTCGATCAGATCCACCGATACGGGATATCTGCTCAGGCCTTCTGTCCAGAACGGCCCGATCGGCAATTGGATACACCTGTCCCAGCTATGCAGGGTCACTTTGATGTACTGGCTGATAAGGGCCATATCGCAGCGGGCTTCGACCTCAGAGGCCGCGGCGGCGCCCATATAGGCAAGATCCAGATTTTCGCTGTCACCGCTTACTCGGGCATGGTTCTTTATGGCGTCAACCATGACAGCCGGAGATGCGGAAATAGGAGTGCGAGTGAATGACATATCGCGGCACCTAAGGTATCTATTGATACCTAAAGATACCACAACGAGGGGGCTATAACAACGGTATCTTTGATACCTACGGTATCTGCCTGCAAGAATTATTTCACTGAACTGTGTCTATAAAAAATATCGTTGCATCGAGGCAGTAAACCAAGGTGAAGTCATCGAAGCATAAGAGTGGGAGA